ATGCCGCCCAGCGCCTTGACGCGCTTGACTAGGTAGGCTTCGATGTGTTTTTCCATGTGACTAACTTTATCACAGAAAAAAAGTTTGTGCAGCTTTATTTTTATGTGCTATGATGGCCTCACCCAATCTCGGGTAACAACTAAGGTAAACGAAAATGAAGATCGAATTCACCCGCGCCGAAATTGAGCGCATCCTCCTAGCACACGCCAACTCCCTCATTGAAGGTTACAGCTTCAACCAGTTAGAGACACGGTACTCCTCCATGCCGTCGTCCATCACCGTCAGCAAGAAAGAAGAAGAAGATGCAGCACAGTAAGATCGTCGGCGGCTCGACCGCCAAGCGGGTCATGCACTGCCCCGGCAGTGTGGCCCTGGTGGCGCAGATGCCGCCGCAGGCAGAGAACAAGTACATGGCCGATGGCACGGCCCTGCACTCTGCCGTTGACCTGTTGGTGAACGACGGTGACGCCAGCGCCTACAGCCTGCTGGGCAAGACCTTCAACGGCATCGTGTTGGACGACGACCATTGCGAGAAGTTGAAGACGGCGCTGGCGCTGCTTGACGAGATCGACCCGTTGGAGCAGATGAACTTCAACACGGAGCAGCGGGTTGGCTTTGGCGACTTGCTGCCGGGCGTGTTCGGCTCGACCGACCTGATTGGCCGCATAGGCAACCGGGCCATCGTGCTGGATTGGAAGTTTGGCGACGGTGTGGTGGTGACCGCCGAGGAGAACGAGCAGTTGATGTTCTACGCTGCTGCCGCCATGAGGACGCCTGAGTCATCCTGGGCGTTTGAGGGTGCGACCGAGGTGGAGTGCGTCATCATCCAGCCCCCGGCGGTGCGGCGGTGGGTGACTACACCCGAACGTATTCGGACGTTCGAACGTGATCTGGTGCAGGCCGTCAAGCGGTCGGCCCTGCCTGACGCGCAACTGATGGTGGGCGACCACTGCCGGTTCTGCCCAGCCAAGCCCATCTGCCCACAGATGACAGGCGCTGCCGACCGGGCGCTGGCGACTACGTTGGATAATTTAGATGCGGGAAAAATTAGCACCTACTTAAAAAACGCCGATTTGCTGGAGACTTGGATTTCCAGCCTGCGCGAGTTGGCGTTGTCGATGCTAGAGTCGGGTGCTAGACTGCCAGACTATAAGTTGGTTGCCAAACGGGCAATCAGACAATGGACTGACGAGGACAAGGCCAAGGTTGCCTTGTTCGCGTTGGGCCTTGAAGAATCTGAAGTGATGGAGACTTCGCTATTGTCACCGGCCAAGGCTGAGAAGGCGCTCAAAAAGCGCAAGATCGCCTTGCCGACTGACTTAGTGGTCGCTGTCTCTTCGGGTAGTACCTTGGCAAGCGCAGACGACCCGCGCCCCGAGGTGCTTTTGTTGGGCAAACAACTTGCCCGTCTTTCTAAACTGCAATAAGGTAAAAAATGTCAAATCTTTCAGTGTTCTCCAAAGCTGGTCTGCCAGCTATCAGTACTCTCTCCAGCGCTCTCAAGAGCATCAGCGCAAGCGCAGGGCCGGTGGGTGTCGTTATCCTCAAAATGGATAAGGGCGGTCATTGGGTCTTCGGCGCAGACCAGACCGAGGTCGAGGACGACTCGACCTGGGCCGTCAATCCCTTCAGCTTTGTCCACGGCTATATCGCCTGGGGTGACGGTGAAGTGTTGGGCGAGAAGATGGTCGCGGTCAGCCAGCCGCTGCCTGAGATCGACGATGCACCGCCCGGCGCCAAGAAGGGCTGGGAGCAGCAGATCGGCATGAGCCTCAAGTGCTTGAGTGGCGACGATGCCGGAATGGAAGCGCGGTTTACGACCACTTCTGTGGGCGGCAAGCGCGGCGTTCAGACCATCGCCGCTGCGCTGGCCGATCAGGTCGAGAAGGATCAGACCAAGCCCGTGCCGGTGGTTACGCTCAAGCGGGATCATTACCAGCACAAGTCCTACGGCAAAATCTACACGCCAATCTTTGAGGTTGTCGAGTGGATTAGTATGGAAGGTGAGCCGGAGCCAGAGGCGCCGCCAGCCGGGCGCCGCCGTCGCGTAGCGGCTGCGTAAGCCGTTTTCTGATGCCCATTCGCAAGAGTGGGCATTGGAAAATGATCTGGCTTGACTTTGAAACCCGCTCCACCTGTGACCTAAAAAGTCGCGGCGTCTACAACTACGCGCAGGACTTGACGACCGAGGTGCTGTGCATGAGTTACGCCGTTGATGATGGTGAGGTGCAGACGTGGACGACAGGCCCACTACCTGACTTCACCGGCCACCGCATCATGGCCCATAACGCTGCCTTTGAGCGGCTCATCTGCTGGTACGTCTTGCAGGTCAACATCCCGCTGGAGCGGTTTGTTTGCACCGCCGCGCAGGCCCGTGCCAACTGTGCGCCAGGGTCGCTGGAGGACGTGGGCCGGTTCATGGGCGCCAGCATGAAGAAAGACCACCGGGGCGCTGCCCTGATCCGCAAGATGTGCGTCCCACCTTTCCAAGAGTCGGCTGAGTTGACTGCTGAGATGATCCAGTATTGCGAACAGGACGTTCGGGCCATGAGGGCCATCAGTCAGGCCATGCGCCCACTGTCCGAGGAGGAACTGGCCGACTATCACGTCAACGAGCGCATCAACGACCGTGGCGTCTTGGTCGATGTGCCGCTCTGCCGCGCAGCGGTGTCCTACGCCGCCACTGAGGCCACTGAGATCGCCCAAATCGTCAATGAGGTGTCCAAGGGTGAGTTGACCTCGGTACGCTCTCCCAAGATGCGCCAGTGGGTCTGGGACAGAGTCGGCCCCGAGGCCAGAGCGTTGATGCAGAAGGACGACAAGGTCAGCATCGACAAGACCGTGAGAGCCAATCTACTTAACTGTGAAGGAGTACCGCCAGATGTCCAAGAAATCATCCAGTGCGCCGACGACCTGTGGGCGTCGTCGGTCGCCAAGTTCGCCCGACTCGCCCAACTTGCCGACGTTGAGGACAGCCGAGTCCGAGGCGCCTTCGTCTTTGCCGGAGGGTCTGCTACAGGTCGTGCAAGTAGCTACGGGGCGCAAGTACACAATTTCACACGCAAATGCGCGAAAAGTCCTGATGATGTTAGGGCTGCAATGTGCCGGGGTCACGCCATCGTCCCCAAGTTCGGCCAGCGAGTTACCGATGTCCTCCGGGGGATGTTACGGCCTGCACTGATCCCGGCCAAGGGCCAGCAGTTGGTGGTGGCCGATTGGTCATCCATTGAGGCCAGGGTCAACCCTTGGTTGTCTGGTACAGGTCAGGCCAAGCTGGACGTGTTTGAGTCGGGCCTTGACCCCTACATCGTCAACGCCGCCGGTACTTTTCAGCGCACCTACGACGACATCAAGGCCGACTACGACCGCGACGGCGAGTCGGCCCAGCGCCAGATCGGCAAGGTGCAGGAGTTGGCCTGCGGGTTCGCTGGCGGCGTGGGCGCCTTCGCGTCGATGGCCCGTATCTACAGTGTGCGCCTGTCCGAGGCCGACTCCAAGCGCATGGTGGACGCATGGCGCCGCAACAATCAGTGGGCCGTCAACTTCTGGCAGGCGCTTGAGCAGCAGTACACCAGGGCCATGCGGAACAAGGGGCAGGAGTTCACCGCCGGGCGGGTAACGTACCTGTTTGACGGGCGACATCTCTGGTATTCTTTGCCCTCGGGCCGGGTGCTTTGTTACCCATTTGCCCGGCTGGAGGACGACGGCATCAGCTACGCCAAGGCAGCGTGGAAACCAGCGCAAGACGCCACCGAGTGGCCCCGCGCCCGGTTGTGGCGCGGCTTGGCTTGCGAGAACGTGACCCAGGCGGTTGCCAATGACCTGCTGCGCTACGCGCTGCGGCAGCTTGATGGTGTGGTGCTGCACGTCCACGACGAGATCGTCGTCGAGGGCGGCAGTGAGGAGGAAGTGCGTAGGGTGATGACTGCGCCGCCAGCTTGGGCCACTGGCCTGCCGCTGGCCTGTGGAATCAAGACGATGCCACGTTATGGCAAATAAAAACGCCGCCCGGTTCAGGGGCGGCGCAAAGGAGGCAACGTGCAATTTTTAGATTTTATCACGGCACTCGCGCCCGTGGGCGAGACAATGCTGTTTGTGCGCCAGAAACCACAGATGCGTGGGGGCGAGATGCAGTTCCACGCCGATGGTGCGGTCAAGGCCACTTGGCCGTCGTACCTGCCCTCGCACGGCGTTCGTGCTGGCGAGGCTTGGTACGGCAACACCGCCTCGTTCATCCTCGACCGCTTTGAAGATGGCCGGGTGTCAGCCAGCGCGGCCAATTGTGAGTATGTGGGCGTGATGGTGCTGGACGACATTGGCTCCAAGAGCAAGACCCCGCCGCTGTCGCCGACTTGGATCATGGAGACTTCGGCAGGCAACTATCAGTACGGCTACGTCTTCAGCGAACAGCCGCCCAAGGGCGAGTTCGCCGCCGCCATCAAGGCCATCGCCGCTGCTGGCTACACCGACCCCGGCGCCTGCAACCCGGTTCGCAACTTCCGACTGCCGGGGTCGGTCAACCTCAAGCCTGACAAGGCCAAGTTTGCTTCTGCCTTGGTCGAGTTCCACCCCGAGCGCGAGTTCCTGCTGGCCGACATCTGCGCCGCTCTGGACGTTGTGCCCGGCCCTACCGAGTCAGGCGGCATCCGACCGATTCGCATGGCCGACGATGGCGCCGATGACGTGCTGATTTGGCTCTCGGGCCAGGGGCTGCTGCTCAGTCGCCCCAACGCCGAGGGCTGGGCCGGGGTCTGCTGCCCCAATAACGCCGAGCATACCGACGGCAACCCCGAGGGCCGCTATATGCCCCTCAACCGGGCGTTCTGCTGTATGCACGGCCATTGTGTCGATCTGGACAGCAACACTTTTCTGGCGTGGGTCGCCGACAATGGCGGCCCCCGTCACGCCCCCGGCCTGCGCGACGACCTGATGGCCGCGCATCTGGAGTTGGCCCTTGCCAAAATCAAGCCCAGCCCCGAGTTCCCCGACACTGCCGCTGAGGTCATCGCCGAGGTTGAGCGCAAAGAACTAGGCCGGGTTGAGAAGTCCGGCTGGTATTCCCGTTTCGCGTACTTGCAAGATGATGAGGCGTTTTTTGATATGCAAGATCGCCGCGAACTGTCGCGCAACACTTTCAACGCCCTGTTCCGCCACATCAAGTGCATCTCCATTCACTCGACCGGCAAGTCAGCCCGGCGGGTCGAGGCCAGCGTCTGCTACGACGAGAACCGCCAAGCGGCTGGCGCCCGGGCCTTGGTCGGCATCACCTACGCCGCTGGCGAGTCGGTGCTGGTCAGCAAGGACGGGCTGGTGTACGGCAACCGCTGGCGCAACTCGCGCCCGGCGCCTGTGGCCTGTGACGTGAGCCGCTGGCTGCGTCACGTCGAGCGTATGCTGCCGGTCGAGTTTGAGCGTGAGCATATTTTGAACGTCATGGCCCATAAAATTCAATATCCAGGCCACAAGATCAACCATGCCGTGCTGTTGGGCGGCAAGCCAGGGTCAGGCAAGGATACCCTCTTCGCCCCATTTTTTTGGGCCGTCGGTGGCCCGGCCAAGCTGAATTGTTCGGTGGTCAAGAATGAAGATTTGACGTCGCAATGGGGCTACGGGTTGGAGTGTGAGGTGATGGAGATTGCCGAGTTACGTCAGGCCGAGGCTAGGGACCGCCGGGCGTTGGAGAATCACCTTAAGCCCATCATCGCGGCCCCGCCCGAGTACCTGCCCATCAACCGCAAGGGTCTGCACCCGTACATGGCCCTGAACCGAGTGCTAGTGGTCGCCTTTTCGAACGAGCGCGTGGCGATTAGCTTGCCCTCGGACGACCGCCGATGGTTCGTCGCGTGGGCCGAGGCCGGGCGCCTGCCCGAGAGCGAGGCTGTGGCCTTGTGGAACTGGTACCACCACCGGGGCGGCTTCGCTGGCGTGGCGGCGTGGCTGGCTGGGCGTGATGTGTCGGCCTTCAACCCGTCGGCCCCGCCGCCGATGACCGAGGCCAAGGCTATTTTGGTCGAGGCTGGCATGAGTACCGCCGAGTCGGTGCTGGTCGAGATGCTCCGCGACCGCCGGGGGCCGTTCGCCCAGGGCGTGATCGGCTCGCCCTTCCACACGATATGCGACCGGGTGCAAGGGTCGGGCGCAGCGCCGCCCGGCATTAAGATCGTCCAGGGCGCCCTCTTCCACGCCTTGCGTGAGGCCGGTTGGGTTGATATGGGGTTAGTACACTCGCGAGAGTACAACGCCAAGAAACACGTCTTCGTCGCGCCCGAACTGGTCAATATGACCCGGTCGGAAATGCGCCGGGCCGTGGCATGAAAAAAGCCCCTCGCGGGGCCTGTTAGTTATAGGTTCAAGAGTACTGCTATCAGCGCGGCCAGCAGCGCCGCCGCTAAGAGCATAGGCGCTCCGCATAGGCCAGGGCGTCGGCCTCGTTTGTGTAGAACCGCGCCGGGCCTACCATCTGGCCCGAGTCGTCGTCGCGCAGCAGGACGCGCCAGCGCCCGTCGTCAGTCAGCGTGACCTCCGACGTAATCATAAATTCGACGTTAAAGAATTCAGTCCTCATGGCAGACCTCCACGCTATCCTCACCCTCGGGCACGGTCAGGCGGTCGCTAAGACCCTCGTAGAAACCCGCCAGGGTATTGTCGAGGCCGTAGGCCGACCCTTGCAGTTTGGGCCAGCGGCGGCCAGAATTCAGCGCGTAATACTGCGCGACATAAGCCGCCGTGCTGACGTTGCCGTCGGTCGGGTATAGGCGCCGGTCTGGCCCCTTACTCTTGACGGGCTTATGCTTACCGGTCAGTTTGAGAATGTCCGACAGGAATGAGTGCCGGTCATCGCGCACCGTGTACCGGGCGCGGTTGAGGGTAATGGTCTTCATAATGTACTCCAGGTTATTGGCATGAGTGCCCATGAGCGGCCAGCGTAGCCGCTCATAGTCCATCACGGCATGAGTACATCAAAATAGTGCAGGGCGCCAGCCAGTAGACCGGCCAGCATAAGCAGGGCCAGCCCGGCCACGGCCAGCCGGGCCATCATGCCGTCGCCCCGTGCCGTTCGGCGATATCGCCCCAGCAGCCGATCCGATAAGATGAGCCGTAGCGCACCAGCGTCGGCGTGTAGGTATCGCCAGCATTGAGGTACAGGCACTCGCCGCGCCGAGTGGTAAACCCCTCGACGCCGTGAAACCCGCCGAGCGCGTTTAAACACTCCATGCGGATATCTTGCGTCGTCGGCGCGTGGTAACACTCGGCCAGCCGCGCAGCGCCTACGGGCGTTCGCAGTAGCTGGTCGCGTGACATTTTCAGCAGTGCTTTGGCCTGGGCAGCGTCGGCGCCGAATAGTTGGCGCAGGGCTTTGATTGTTGGTGAGCGGATCATGCTGTTACCTCAATTCTTTTTTAGGGATATAACCATGCTCTGCCATGAATTCGGCAAGGGTTAAATGTTTAGCCCGGTATGTATCCCCGAACTTTGTGAAGCATGAATAGACCGCTTCACCATTACCATTGCTATGTGAGGCTTCACCCACTAAAAAATTCTGCCCTATCATTTTGCGAGGCGGTACACACTCCAACATTTCCCAATACATGGCCTCGGTTGTCGGTATCCATTCCAATGGTTTATCGTCCATCGCCGCCCATAGTGGCGCCCACTCCAATAGTGTGGCGCTCATGCCGCCACCTCATCGCGCTTAGTCAAGCGGTTGATACGCTCGCACAGAGAATCAAGGCAGCCAGCATATTCCTGGAATACGATGCCGCCACCATATTGTTTATTATGGTACTTTTTACCGCCGATACTGTTAGCCAACTTGCAGGCAATAGCGTAGCGATCAGACAACCAGATGCGTGACTGCCAGCCGTGAACATCTAAATATAGAAAATGGCAGACGTGGCGCGGATTGCCGTTCACGTCATTATTTATGCGCGTAAAATCTTCAGGGGTTATTGGGTGCTGCATGGTGTTGATCCTGTTACCGGCACAATTGCCGCCACTGCCCACAGTATGGGCAGTAGCTGAAACTGTTTAAACGCTCTGCATCGCGCCATGATCCGGGCAGTGAGGCGCGCCCATATCGTTTAGCCACTTGCCAGCTACGCGCACTGTGTAACCACACTCGCGGCATACACATTTCAACATTCTGGTGCTTTGCTTTTTCTGCGCGTTCGCGGGGACTAGATCGGCGTGAGGGTATGCGCCGAGCCGAGCCAGCACTGGTGAGGCCCACGCCGTAAATGCTGGGCCTGCTACAGTAGCAGTCATCTTGCCAGTGAGACCAATGGCAAGGGCAGTACGTTTAAACGCTTTGCCGTGCCCGTCATTCGGGTGTGATGCGTGAATCATCTCATGCGCCAAAATGTCTAGCACTCGGGCGCTTTCGCTGATTGTGGGCGAGATGAAAATCTCGGCGTGTTTATCAGCACTGGCACGGGCAGACCAACATTCGCCGATTCTGCGATTTTTGCTTGCCAGTGCTGATTTTGAGGGAAAGCCGCATGAGGCGCGCACTTGCAAGGGTAGGTCTACGCCACACTGTTTAAACAGTGCGCGCAGTTCAATGGTAGCTTGAGAAAGCCAATTTTCGCGGGTTTGCATGGTGTACTGTCCTTTAGTGTTGCTGGCTACGTTAGCCAGTGAATGTACTGTAACACTATTTATGGCACTGTCAACAACTATTTTCTAGGTGTTTACCCTTAGTGTGTGTGTGTCGGCGTGGTGCTGTTGTGGTCTATAGCGCGGATGTGATCTTGCCCTCTGAAAACCCCTCTCTGTGTGCCATGTGTGCCATACCCTTACTACTTTTGGTTGGGATATATATACTGTATATAATAACAGTATGAATAGTGTATGACTTCCACGTTTGCGGCGCGACTTCGATTCGAAAATAATGGCACACATCACCCACATCACCCACACGCATGAAAGTGTGTGCCATGTGTGCCATAGAGCCATGATGGCACACATGGCACACGCTGGCCGTGCTGGTGCTGGCCGTGCTGGTGCTGGCCGTGCTGGCCGTGCTGGCCGTGCTGGCCGTGTGCTGGCACACACGGCACACGCCCTGGTGCTGCGCGGCCCTGGTGCTGCACGGCCAGCGGCCAGCGCGGCCAGCGCCCTGCAGCCCGAGGCCGGGGGTGGCAGGGCCGAGCGGTTAGGGCCACAGCTACGGAGTGTTCGCAAACAATTTTTATTTTTATGGTATAAAACGGAACATGATGTCACTGCCGTTATCTATTAGGACGCTCAAGGCGACTGAGTCGCGCTTGCAATCGGTGTACGAAGCAGCCCGGTTAGGCTTGCATGGCGAGACACTGGCGCTTGCAGCCGGTATGCTGCCGCAAGAGTACCTGACGCTGTGCAACTTTGACCCGGTTGTCGGCATGGCTGCGCTCAAGGGCAAAGCCGACGGCGAACGCGAGATGGCCGAGATACTGCACAACGCAGCGCGTAACGGGGACGCCAAAGCCGCGCTAGAGATACTCAAGCATCAACACGGCTGGGTTGCCAAGCAGGCTATATCGGTTGAAGTCAACCAACGCATCTCCATTACCCAGGCACTAGAACAAGCAGAGATGCGCGTCATAAATGCAATCGACTATCTACCAACCTGAAGACGAGCAGGAACTCATGGCAAGGCTATGGGTTCCATCGCTTAAAGATAACCCACTGGCGTTTGTTTTGTATTTGTTTCCCTGGGGTCAAAAGGGTACGCCGCTGGAGCATTTCTCTGGCCCAAGAAAATGGCAGAGGGATGTACTGAATGATATTGCCGTACACATTAAAAATAACAAAGGCGTTATCGACTTTGCCGTACTCCAAGAAGCAGTATCAAGCGGTCGGGGTATTGGTAAGTCGGCCTTGGTGTCATGGCTGACGATATGGATGCTGTCCACTAGGATTGGCTCAACAACTATCATATCGGCGAACAGTGAGAACCAGTTGCGATCAATTACTTGGGCTGAGATTACCAAGTGGTTGGCAATGTCTATTAACAGTCACTGGTTTGAAGTCTCAGCCACTCGTGTGACGCCTGCAAAGTGGTTGACAGAACTGGTGGAACGGGATTTGAAGAAGGGTACGAGGTATTGGGGTGTGGAGGGGCGGCTGTGGTCAGCGGAGAACCCGGATGCTTATGCTGGTGTACACAATTTTGATGGTGTGCTGGTGATTTTTGATGAGGCAAGCGGTATTGACGACAGCATCTGGGCGGTGACGGGTGGATTTTTTACGGAGAACACGCCGAATCGCTTTTGGTTGGCGTTTTCCAACCCACGGCGCAACACGGGGTACTTTTATGAGACATTTCACTCAAAGCGGGACTTTTGGGTGACTAAGGTGGTGGATGCTAGGACGGTGGAGGGGACGGACAAACAAGTCTACGAGCGGATTATCCAAGAGTACGGGCCGGACAGTGCCCAGGCGCACGTTGAGGTGTATGGTGAGTTTCCGAGTGCGGGGGATGACCAATTTATCCCATCAAATACGGTCGATGAGGCCATGAAAAGGCCCAAGTACAAGGACAATTCAGCACCCATCATCATTGGCGTAGACCCAGCGCGGTTTGGGGCTGATGCTACGGTGATTGCGGTGCGGCAGGGGCGGGATATTGTGGCGATAAAGAAGTACCGGGGTGATGATACGATGACGGTGGTGGGGCATATCATTGAGGCAATGGAGGAGTACAAGCCTGCGATGGTGGTGATTGATGAGGGTGGGCTGGGGGCGGGGATTGTGGATAGGCTCAAAGAGCAGCGGTACAAGATTAAGGGTGTAAACTTTGGGAACAAGGCCAAAAACCCGATCATGTACGGTAATATGAGGGCGCAGATGTGGGGTGACATGAAAGACTGGCTCAAATCTGCTAGTATTCCGCAGGATAGGTTTTTGAAAACAGACCTAATTTCGCCCTTGATGAAGCCTGACTCACGGGGTACGATCTTCTTGGAGAGCAAGAAAGAAATGAAAGCACGGGGTTTAGCTAGTCCAGACGCTGCGGATGCGATATGCGTGACGTTTGCTTTCCCTGTGGCGCATCGGGAGTACCGGGAAGCAGCGCCTCGCAGGTACTCGGATCACTCGGCGGTGTCTACTGGATGGATGGGTAGTTGAATGAAAAAAAGTGTATCTCTATCAGTAGGCCGTGGCGAGAAGCTGCCGGTGTCCAAGGGCGCGGGTTTGACTGCCAAGGGCCGTGCTGTATACAATGCGGCGACCGGCTCTAATTTGAAGGCTCCTGCGCCGAACCCTAAGACCAAGGCAGATCAGGGCCGCAAGGATTCATTTTGTGCAAGAATGGGCGCAGTAGCTGCCAACGCCAAAGATGGCGAACGTGCTAAAGCAGCCCTTAAACGATGGAAGTGCTAATCATGGCTACAAAAAAAATGAATCCGTTTGGCAAAGGCGAGTCCAAAAAGATGGAGGCGTCTGAAAAGAAAATGGCTCCAACCAAACAGGCCTATGCCGCTATGGAAAAGAAGATGGAACCCAGCCTCCATAAATCTATGGCGAGGAAGAAATCATGAAATCTAGCAAACCCGGCCTCTATGCCAACATCAACGCCAAGCAAGACCGCATCAAGGCTGGCTCTGGCGAGAAGATGAACAAAGTTGGCAGCAAGGCAGCGCCTACTGCCAAGGATTTCAAAGATTCGGCTAAGACGGCTAAGAAAGCAAAGTGATGCCACTCAAAAAGTCACCCACGCCTGCGGCGTTTAAGGCCAATATCAGGGCCGAGGTCAAGGCAGGCAAGCCTGTCAAACAGGCCGTGGCAATAGCGTATGCGGTTAAGAAAAAGGCAAAATAATGGTTGACTACACCGGCATTAACAAGGCTGGCAAGGTCGCTGATGTTGGTGGGGGTGACGATGTAGAGTACAGCGATATGCTCTCCACCATGCGCTCTCGCATGACGATGGCGGTGGATGCCTACAGTGAGAGCCGGGGCAATGAACTTGACGACCTGCGGTTTATGGCGGGTAGTCCAGACAACCAGTGGCAATGGCCTGCTGATGTACTGGCGACTCGCGGGGCGGTGCAAGGGCAGACCATCAACGCCCGTCCCTGCCTAACTATTAACAAGTTGCCGCAGCACGTGCGGCAAGTCACCAACGACCAGCGGTACAACAAGCCAAGCGGCAAAGTTATACCAGCGGATGACGTTGCTGACCCTGAGATGGCAGAGATATTCAACGGCATAGTGCGGCACATTGAGTATATAAGTGACGCTGACATTGCCTACGCGACTGCCTGCGAGAACCAAGTCACCTATGGTGAAGGCTACATTAGGGTACTGACCGAATACTGCGACGAAAACAGCTTTGACCAGGAACTCAAGATAGGCCGGATTCGCAACTCATTCTCGGTCTACATGGATCCTGCGATCCAAGACCCATGCGGTGCGGATGCGCGGTGGTGTTTTGTCACGGACGATGTGCCCAAGGACGAGTACGAGCGCCTGTACCCAGACGCTGCGCCTATCAGTAGCTTGCAGTCCCTTGGGATTGGCGACCAAGACCTACAGCAATGGCTGCGCGATGAGACTGTGCGGATTGCGGAGTACTTCTACCGGGAGTACAAGGCCGAGACACTGAACCTGTACCCTAACAACATCACGGCGTTTAACAACACGCCTGATGACAAGCAACTGAAGATGCTCTACGGCAAGCCGTTGAAAACTCGGATTTCGCAGCGAGAGAAGGTTTGCTGGGTTAAGAGCAACGGCTACGAGGTGCTGGAAAAGCGCGATTGGGCAGGTAAGTACATCCCCATCGTGCGGGTGGTGGGCAATGAGTTTGAGGTCAACGGGCAGATTTATGTCTCTGGCTTGGTGCGAAACGCCAAGGACGCCCAGCGGATGTATAACTACTGGGTAAGCCAAGAGGCCGAAATGCTGGCCCTGGCGCCGAAAGCCCCGTTCATTGGCTATGGTGGGCAGTTTGAAGGGTACGAGACTCAATGGAAGACTGCCAACACCACCAACTGGCCCTACCTTGAGGTCAACCCAGACGTTACTGATGGCGCTGGTGCTACCCTGCCACTGCCTCAACGTGCCCAGCCCCCGATGGCCTCTACTGGCCTTTTGCAAGCCAAATCGGGGGCATCTGAGGACATTAAAGCCGCAACTGGGCAGTACAACGCCAGCCTGGGCATGGGCGGGAACGAGCGCAGCGGCAAAGCTATTCTTGCCCGTCAGCGCGAGGGTGACGTTGGTACTTACCACTATGTAGACAACCTAGCCCGTGCCATACGCTACGTGACTCGGCAACTGGTGGACATGATCCCCAAAATCTACGACACCCAACGCATTGCGCGGATCATTGGCGAGGATGGCGATACTGAGATGGCAAAGATTGACCCGTCCCAAGAGATGCCGGTCAAGCGGATTGTCAATCAAGAAGGCATTGAGATTGACAAAATCTACAACCCCAATGTCGGCAAGTACGATGTGGTTGTGACCACCGGCCCAAGCTACAGCACCAGACGGCAAGAAACACGGGAAGAAATGGCCCAACTGCTGCAAGGCAACCCAGCGCTCATGCAGATTGCAGGCGACTTGTTTGTCAAGGCAATGGATTGGCCTGGGGCAGACGAGTTGGCTAAACGCTTGGCTAAGACCATTGACCCCAAACTGTTGAGCGACGATGAAGACCCGGCCCTACAAGCTGCCAATATGCAGATGCAGGCAATGGGTAAGGAGATGCAGCAGATGCAAGAAATGCTGCTAAACGTCCAGCAGTCAATGGAAGCGCAGACTTTGGAGATCAAGCGGTTTGACTCTGAGGTCAAAGCCTACGATGTAGAAACTAAACGCATGACCGCAATGGCTGCTGCCATGACGCCTGACCAGATACAAGAAATTGTGCTGGGCACTGTGCAAGGCATGATAACTAGCGGCGACCTAATGAGTTCGATGCCAATGGAGCCGCAAGACCAAATGATGGGCCAAGACCAAATGGGCCAAATGATGCCGCCACCAAACCAAGGTATGTAACATGGCTACCACATCACTATCCCCCACGCCCAAGCTGCAATTCTTTGATGCCAACGGCGCTCCATTGTCGGGAGGGTTGCTGTACACCTACGAGGCTGGCTCAACTACACCGTTAGCCACCTACACCGACAGCACTGGCGTCAGTGCCAACACCAACCCCATTGTCTTGGACAGCCGTGGCGAGGCCAATGTGTGGCTAGAAGGTGCTATCTACAAGTTTGCTTTGTACACCAGTGTTGGCGTGTTAATCTGGACGGTGGACAATATCAACGGCAGCACTTTTGCCTCTAATGCAACGGGTGACGGTACAACAACTGCCTTTTCGGTGGTCAATGGCTTTACCGCCATCTACATTAACGGCGTCTACCAGAACCGCAACACTTACACGGTCACCAGCGGCACGGTAACGTTTAGCGAAGCACCACCCGACACATCTATTATTGAAGTTGTTTACAACTAGGAATCGCCATGTTAAAAGTAGCAAATTCAGTCATCAGTGCCAGCAGGATTACAGGTGTTCTGCCCGTTGTCAATGGCGGCACAGGCGTCACCACCAGCACAGGCACTGGCAACACGGTGCTATCTGCCTCGCCTACGTTGTCGGGTGACGTTAATTTTTCCACGGGCAACTTAGTCATTGGCACATCTGGCAAAGGCATTGACTTTTCTATCACTAGCCATCCTGCTGGCATGACCAGCGAGTTGCTGGCTGACTATGAAGAGGGTAGTTGGACACCTACTGACGATAGCGGTGCTGGATTATCGTTTACTGTGTATAACGCTAGTTACACAAAAGTAGGTAGGTTGGTTGAAATTGAAGCTGCTATATATTTTCCAGCAACAGCAAGCGTTGTCGGAGTAAAAATTGCAGGACTTCCTTTTGTATCCGCACCTGGCGATGACAATACAGGAGGCTTATCAATTTCAGCAACCAACGTTGGTGGAAATTATTATGCTTTGATTAGTAGAAATTCAAGTTATTTTACTATAAATACCAACTTAGATGTATCCGTTACGAATGTTACCTATTCATCAAAAGTGTTAAAGTTTTTTGGGTTTTATCATACGGCGTAAACATAAAGAAATTATCATGCTTACAAAAGTTAGTTATTCAATGCTCGCGGGCGCTCCGCTAAACGTCAAAGATTACGGTGTAATGGGTGATGGAATAACAGATGATACTCTAGCGCTCAAGGCTGTTTTTCTAGCATTAGTCAATAATTCAGTGTTGGTATTTCCAGCAGGAGTTTATCTCTATGAACCGCCTATAGCTACAGGGACTAATCTGTATAATGGAGAGGGCTATCTAAACGTCATAGAAAAAGAAAATATCACCATAATTGGCTATGGCGCTACAATTAAAAATAAGTCAGTAGTTACTTATGCTTATCAACCGTGCAATGCAAATCAAGCATTAGGAACGCCAAACTATAGTAACAATTCTTACGGGATTAACCTGATAGGTTGCGTAAATTGTAAAATTGAAGGGATAACTTACGATGGCAATAGGGATACAACTTATTCCACGGGGGTAAGAGAGTTTTATTGGGCATTTACAATTGTTGGTGGGGATGGAAACTCTGTTTTAAATTGCACAGCATTTGGATGTGCTGGTGATGGTGTTTCAACAAACAGAAGAGTTTTAGCAGACACCATAACTGTTGAGTTTTGTTATAACACCACTATCATTGGAAACACACTTTTTGATGTAAATAGAAATTGTATCTCTGTCGGCGGCAATTATGGAGTAGTGATAAGCAACAACATAATTTATAAAACAATTTTTGTACCTGCTGATACAACTCCAAATGTTGGTTTAGATTTAGAGTGGGAGAACATTGCCATAGGCCCAGTGGATATTTGTAATGTAAGCGTTACTGGAAATGTATTTAATGGGGTTGGTGTTTATATAAACCAGTATTCAGATGTAAATATTAGCGGCAATTTTTTTGGCGCACATAATGGAGGGACTTATTCTGCAAGTTTGCAAATTAGCGGCCCTTCAGCATTTTATTCAAGAAGAATAAATGTTGTAGGTAATACATTTGCAACTGAGTATGAAGGGCAATACTCAGCAGGTATTTTGATAGACGGTTATATTACGGATGTAAACATCGTTGGCAACACTATTCATCGTTGGACTCCGATTTACATTAGATCACTTGTTGCGGATTCAACTTTTTTGGTGTCGTCAAACAATGTTCAAGGAGAAAGTTTGTGGGGTATAAAGGTATGGGCGGCGGGACACACAACA